CCCTCGGTCGCGGTAAAGACGATTGCTGCCGAGCCGCTCCATTGCGACACCAGCGATCCGGTAAAGACGATTGCCGCAGAACCATTGACCGGCGCGGCAAGGCTGGTCGAAAAGACAATATCCGCCTCGGCTGAAAAGCCGTTCGGAAACACCTTGTCCGTTCCAAGATAAATCGCGCTGACCTGCGACGAGCCAAGAAATATCTTGGCAACGGCAGCGCTGCCGTAATGGACCGGCATGTTACGGAACCACGATATAGAGCGTCGTTGAATCCGGCGTCAGCGCGTCATATTCGGCTTGCGTAACAACCGCCATTTTCACACCGACCCGCACAAATCGATTGCCGGCCGTGTCGGCCAGAATGTTAACGCCGTCATCGGCGCCGGTTTCGGTTGAGTCGTACTCATAAAGCGCGCCGGTCGTTCGCACCCGGATATGATTGTAGCCGGTGAAATCATCGCCTTGCAGTTCGGCAACAGACTGCACGGCATGAGCGAGTCGCGCCTTGAGATAATCGACAACATCGCTTCGCGCCCCGTTTCCTGTTGTCGGAAAGGCGCCATCAACGGGATTGGTCATGACGTTGCCTCCGAAAGCACTGCCGTTGCTGTGGAAGCAACCTGGGCATTGGCAAAGCCGTCAGCGTTGAACGCCTTTATGTGTATGTCGTGCGCGTTGAGGTCGGAGGGATTGAACCACAATTCGAAACTGTCGAGTGAGTTATCAAACTCAACTCGCGCCGAACTTTCCGTGTCAACGAAAAGACCCCATTTGGTCACATCGCCATTTTGGTGCGTGAAACCTGTGCCGCGAACCGAAAAAAAGTTTGATGTATCGGCAGCTGCAACGGACGCAAAGGTCAGGACGGTATTCCAAGATCCCGGCGAGACCGTCGCAGTCGATGCCGCTTTTGCCCGCGCGATCTGCAGGATCGGAGATGCGGCAACTGCACGTGCCCATGCCGAGCCGGTGTATTTCTTGAGATAACCAGCGCCCTTGTCATTGACGAACCAACCAGCAAGCGGACTGTGAAAAACCCAGCCCGGGATAGCGCTGTCATATTCGGCTATCTTGCCAGCCTGACCCACCCAATCATCCGTTGGCGACGTGCCGACAATGTATTTGATGCGATCAGTCGGCGAACCGGGCGGCGTGTTTTGCTCCGCCTCTACAAATGTACCGGCCGGGCTTTCCAGGTGTTTGAGCTCGATCGAAGCATTGGCGAGTGCCAGATCGCCCAGCCCCTTGGTCAGCGTCCCGCCGGCGGGCATGTGATAGAACGACGCCTCGTCGGACACATAGAGGATATGCCCCTCGGAAACGTCGCGGAACGTCCAGCCACGGCCGCCATACAGCGCGTAATTCTTGTCCTGCCCGGCCCATGCCCCGGTTGCGCCGGTTGCCACGTAATAGGCATCGCCCTCGCTTGGCGAGCCGGGCGGTGCAGTCAAATCCTTGTCCAAGACAATGTGATCAGGCTTGATGTTGAGCGAGCGCTTGTAGCGCCGGCCGTCGCCGGAAACGATGCAACCGCCGGCCGGGTCATGCGCCGTGGTCGTATCGGCGCTGTCATAGTCATAGACCGAACCCGCATAGATAACGGCTTCATACAGCGTGCCATCCGTTGCCAGGTTCCATGTGTTGAACGCGGCGACGGCAGCCGCATCCTTGAGCGGAAGCGCCAATGCTTCGGCAAGGTTCTGTCGTGTGACCGTCCGCGCAACCGGACCGGTAGCCGGAATGGCATCAACAAGCGGATTGCTCAAAGGTCCGAATCCTCGTCAATCTCGAAATCCTGTTCATCGGTCGCGGGATCGAAATCCATGACCGATGCGTCGTATTTTTTCAGTTGCAGCGTGTAGCCGCCCAGCCCGTCCGACCATGGCCGGTTCAGTATTCGCCATTGTCCGGTCAGCACCGGATTGAATTGGGCAAGGTCGAGCATGACCGTGCGGCCCGCCGCCCATTTGAAGGCGCTCAGGTCAACGCCAAGCGTCACGGTCTGCTGGATCCGGCCTTCCTTGTATTCAATACTGGCCAGGCGTTGCGCGCGCGGGCTTGTCTCGGTGAAGGGATAGCGCTCCGAACGCGAGCGCCGTTCGCCATCTGCCGTCACATCGGCCGGCACCGAAATCACCGGCCCCGGCACCATCTTGTAGCCGCGCTCCGGCGAAAAGAACTCCGGTTTCAGCTCATTGACCAATTGCCCGACCGGCAGCCCGTTATTGAACTGGATGCCGCCGCGCAGATTGCCGGCATGGATCGTGCCGACCGGCGTTTCGATCTGGGCAGGGCGGACATGGTATTTGCCCTCTTGCCGGATCAGCCGGCCACCACAGCTCGACAGCAGATCGTTGATCACGTCCTGTGGCGGATCGCCGGCCCGGATCACGCCATCCATGGTGAATTGCGCAAAGGCCTCTCCCGCCTTGGAACGCACGGTCAAATCGCAGATATCGGCAGCCTCGGCGATGCGATCCCAATCGATCGAGATCGAGGGATATTTCCAGACCAGGTAATCGGCGATGACCAGCGCGGCATTGCGGCTCCATTGCCATGTCGAAGGGTCGCCAAGCGATTGTGTCACATCGCGCGGATCGTAGATTTTGGCGCCGCGGACGCGCCACAGCGGCACAAACTCACCGTCTCCAAACAATTCCCGGTGCTTGTCTTCCTGTTCGTCCCTATTGGCGCCAGTTCCGTAATGGGCCTTTATGACCGCGGTGCAGGTGCCGAGTTGGCGATAGGTCGATGGCAGGCTCGAAAAATCGGCCGACAATATGCTGTCGATCGCCTGGGTAAGCGTCCCGCTTCGGAAACTCACCTTGATGAACTGCGTCACCCCGTCATTGAAGGGCGTCGAAGTGGCGAAGCCATCGTTGCCGATCAGAACCCTTGTGCCGTTGATCCAGACCGAATCCAGCCCGTCGCATTCATGGCCGGCCAGCGCAACGCCGCGATATAGGTAAGGCCGGTTTTCCTCGCCGCCGCGCAAAAAGAAGGGCGTGCCGGCCAGAAAGGCATAGCCATAGAGGCGATAATGTTCCGGTGCCGGTTCCGGTATCGATTGCTGCAACGACCGGTCGTCTCCGACAATGCGCTGACTGTTTTGCCGCGCCCGTCGCTGGCGATCCGCAACCACCGACGAAACAGCCACGTTGAGCGCCACCGTCGCTGCCGTTGCCCAGAAGGCGGTGACAGCGGCGGACGCGACGGCAAATGATCCTGTCGAGGTAAGCACGGCCGTTCCGACTGCCATGGAAATCGGATCAGCCATGCCGCCACGCCTTTTCCGCTTCCATTTGGTAGACCGCACCGAATGGCGACCGCGCCCTAAACGCGCCATCGAGCCAGAAGCCCGGCAATTCCATTACGCCGTTTGGCGTTCCGCAAAAAACAATACCCAGATCGAAATCCCGGTAAGGCGCATCGACTGCAACCGCGTCGGCATTCTCGGCGGCCAGCGCCACCGCTTCGCGCAAGGTCGAACAGCCACGCTTGCGGATCAGCCGGAAATAGCCGGCCGCGGTCGAGTAATCGCGGCCATACAGCACCATGAGATCGACACCCCATGCCGGCTGCAGCACGTCCGCACAGGCGATGCAGCAATCATTTTCGCCGAACTGGTGCGGCTCCATGATCCGTTCATCGAACCGCGCCAGGGCAGCACTCAACTCGGCGGATACCATGCCGCCGCCTTGGCATCGTCGGGAATGCCATGCTGTGCATCAAAACCGGTATCGGTTGCCGGATCGACACCTGCCGCCGTGAGATAAGCCGCGTGCGGCTCCGGCGACCAGCGCGCCACCTCCTGATTGGCGAGATAGGGCAGCCCGCCCCTACAGGTCAGCGTGATCGTGTTGACCATGTTCTCGTCCTCGTTCCAGCTCACCCGGTCCTGCACGCCCGCCTCGACCAGTTCGCTGGCAATCACCCGGCCATCATCGCCAAGGAAGGCCAGCCAGATCGTGATTGCCTGACCCCGGACACTTTCATTGGCCAGCCAGCGATAATCCGACGAAATGCCAGACACGCTGAGCGAATATTCGGTCACCTCGGCAGCCGCCGCCTGATCGGGCAGATTGAGGTCGATCACCGATCCCCAGCCATTCCATTTCTGCTCGCCTTCGCCGGTGCCGTCATCCCAATCGACATTGCGGAACCGTGTATTGGCGCGCGTTACCGATCCGTCCGCATGTGTAAGCTTGATCACGAAGGTGTGGAACCGGGCGCGGGCTGTCAGTTGCCGTTCAAATGCCAGGCTCACGGATTGGGCTCCTGATAGGGATATTCGATTGCGCGAATGGGCACGCCCTGCGCCAACTGCCCCGGCTCGCGCACGATCCGGTTGTCATCGTCCAGCATCACGAAACGCGCCGGCGGCTTGTCGAAATTGATCACGTCATTGGGCAGCGCGCGCTTCCACAACGGGGCAATGAAGTTGAGTCGCGCCTCGCCACTGGCATCACAAACCGCGTTCGAGGTGACCATGTGCAGGTTCATCTCGCCGGGCAGGCCGATGCCGACATGATCGCCTTTCTTGACGATCGTCTGGCCCGACAGGCCGGTGTCCAAGCCTTTGATGACCAGCGAGCGCGAACCGCGCGCGACTTCGGTTTTCACCAGTGCGGATGTCGAGCCTTCAAGGATGCGGAAATCGGTGCAGAACGATAGATTCTCGCCGCCGGGCGAAGTCGTGAACAGGATTTCGTCATTCGTATCGGCATAACCATTGCCAACGCCAAGCGGCAATTGCCGCAACGGGTCATAGGTCTTGAAGCACCAGTTCTGATCAGCGAGTTGAGCAAACCAAGCTTCAAGCTCGATGGTCGCCTCACGGCCGAGCGCAGTCGATTCAACCTCAAGCGACCATAGATGATCTCGCGCCCCCTCGCGGCGCGGCACGGACGGCTGCCAGTTGGATGCAGAAGTCGTTCGATAGGACCGCAGATGAAAACTGCCGGTCCTGATCTTGAACAGGCTTTGCGGCAGATCGACGGTGACGATCATAGCGATTCAAACCCGCCCTGCCGGCCGTAGCGTTCCTGGGCCATGTCCGCACCCTGCCGGGCAATGCCCGGTGAGGCTTGCCGCGTGATCTGCACCGATTGATTGCCGGCCTTGCGCAAAATGCGCGCTTCGACATCGCCAGAAAGCCGAAGCTCAACCACGCTGTTCTGGTTCGCCGCGACGCGGCCTTTCGAATGGTCGATGACCGTCTCATTGGGATGGAGCAAGGCCGGAAAACCGCCCTTGCCATCCACCCCGCCAACACGCGGTGCCATGCCGGTATAACCACCACCATCGAACGACCGGAAACCACCGAACACGGCTCCAAGAATGCCGCCGACACCGCCGGCCGGATTGGATGTGCCGAACAGGCCGGCAAGCGGTCCTTGTCCAAGCAAGGTTGCTTGCAAAGCAGCGCGGGCAATCGAACGGGCGAAATCCTCCATTGCATCCGAAGCGGATTTGGTACCGTCTGTCACCGCCAAGATGCTGTCGAATGCCGCCGTGGCAAATAGTTGCTCGGCGTCAATGGCGGCTTGAAGCGAGTCCCGCAGCCGATAGTTCTGCTCCGTCCAGTTCAACGCCTCCTGGCGCTGCGCGTCGGTAGCGTGAGCACCAAGGCGACGCAAAACGTTGAGTTTTTCCTGTTCAAGCGATGTCAGGCCAATCAGGCGGTTCTCGTGCTCTAACTCCGACAGGTAGTCGCGAATAGCAGCCTTCTGACGTTCAACTGCCTTGGCGGCTCGTTCACGCTCTTTCTCCGCTTCGGTTTTCTTGGCCTTTGGCCCGGTCAGGCGGCTGGATTGCAAGCGCAGACCAGCAGCCAGATCGGCCATGATTTCCGAGCGTGACTTGCGGTCGGTGTCGAACCGCAACGGATCGACACTCGCCATTCGGCGCATCTCGGCAGTGGCTACGCCGATCGCGCCAATTGACGACGCTGTTTTCAATGCAGCATCGGAAAGCTTGTCCAGTTCCCGCGCCAATTCACGAACATCATCATCGGTGTTTTCTGCCAACTCGATGTCCGCAAGCGTCTGCTTGAACTGATCGACCGTGATTTGCTTGGCCGACACATGGTCAGCCAGCGCCACCAGCTCCTGCATTCCTTTGGATAAAGGCTCCAAAAAGCCGATATCCTCCGGTGAAACCATCGACTCGCGAATGCCATTGACGCGCTGCCGGATCGCGCCAAGCTGCTCGTCAAGCTGGCGCTCTAGCTCCTCCTGACTGCGCTTGAATCCAGACTCGATGACGCTTGGTGACGATGCCGCATCAAGAAAATCCCGCGCCTTTTGCGCCGCGCCTTCATACCGCTTCTCAAGGTCGCTGAGCAGGTCATCAAGCGTCTTGAGCGTGTCCTCGGCAGACCTTGCCTCCGAACCGCTGAACGCCTCGAATATCTTGGGCGCGATCGCTGCCGCCGCACCAAAGCCGACAATTGCCAGATTGATCGGATTGGTCAGGAAGGTCAGGATGCCGGCGCCGGTTGCCCTCAGCGCACCAGTCACCGTTGATCCCGGCCCGAACATCTGGCCGATCTGCGAGCCCTGCTGAATGATCGCCATGAATGGCGACTGGCCGGAAGCAAGCTGGACGCCCAAATCCTGTATCTGGAACTGCATATTCGCCAGCTGCTGATTGTTCAGCTGCAAATGACCAACAGACTGCGCCGCCGTCCGCGCAAGATCGGATTCCATCCTTGAAATCGACGCACCGACGCGGCCATAACCGCGCTCGATCTGCTTGAGCGTCAGATCAACCACCTTGCCCGACTTCGCGGCGCCTTTCATCGCCCGGTCGGTCTGGGTCTGGACCTTTTTCATGGCGTTTTCGTAAGCCTTGGTGTTGGCCTCGATCAGCACCATCAATTTCGAGATGTCGTCAGCCATGGGCCTGCTTTTGCCTCAACTTCTCGATGCGCTTTTGATCCCATGCGACCAGATCATCAAACTCGTCACGGGTCATGGGTTTGGGCTTGCCGGATTTGCCGTGCTGGTGATCGTTCCAGCCGCGAATGGCTGCGAAATACTCGACCAGGCTGGCTCGCCAGAATGTCTCAGGCGACCAGCCCAGAACGCCAAGCGCGTCCTGCATCCACTGGCGAAACGGGATTTCATCGAGTGAATCCCCGTCACGCCTTACGGCTTTTTTTCACCGTCTCCGATGAATGCGCCAAGCGACTGAATCACCGCCGCTGAGACAAGCGCCAGATCGGACGGCGTTTTCATCTCAGCCTTGAGCGATTTTGCATCACCTTCTACCAGCAAAGCATCAATGGCAGCGTACATGGCAAATACCTCAACGCCCTGCAGCCGTTCGAACAGCTCGCGCAGCGACTTGGTGCCGATCTCGCGGGAAAGGATGGCCAGCCGCGCCATTTCAGCGCAGATGACCCCCCTCTCATCACCGAGGACTATTTCGACCTCGCCGCGTTCAGGATTGGCAGCCATTACGCGGTCGCCGCATAGGTGATATCGCCGCCGCTTTCGAGCGTGATGGTGTATTGAGTTTCGCCATTATACTCGCCCGACGCCTCAAATTGCGTCATCTGGAAATTGCCGTCGAACGTGCCGACGCCGCCGAGGACAAGCCCGTAGGCATCGAGCGTCTGCGCGATCATGTCGTCAATCATCTGATCATGCGTGGCAACATCCTTCAGGATGCCAGACAGCGTGATCGACATGTTCTTGATACCGGTCGCAGCCAAAAGCTGACGCCAGCGATTGGTGTCGTCCTGGCTGGTCACATCAACCGTTTCGGAGTTGAGAGACAGCGAGACAGTCCGGCCACCGGCCAGTACCGTTCCCGCTGCGGCCGTGCCCTTTTTCACAAGCACGTCAGCACCTTTGATAGACATTGGATTAGCTCCTGTGTGTGATCCTGAAGGTCTGAACGCCGTGACGGGTCAGCCCGTCGCTTTCGTTCAACACCCGACTGTCATCGAGCCAGCAGCACGCTGAAACGCGCCCGGTAACGGTCAAGGTCTGCTGATGAAGCGCGGCATAAATCGCGCCCATGATCGTCTTGACTTCCTTTTGCCCGCCTGACCGGCTGTAGCAGTGGATGTCGATAAATTCCTCGATCCCGGTATCGCCGCCTGCATCAGCCGGAATTTGTTGAGAAGCGCCGATCTCGATGAACGGAAAGTCAGCGCCACCGGGCGATCGGTTCGGATTATCCCTGACCGAGACAACGCCGGATATGGCCGCGCCGACTATCGCGTCGTAAACGGCCTTTTGAACCTCTTGTGAAGCGGTCATTTCGTACCGAACCCGGCCTTTTTGATTTCCTTGGTCATTGCCCGTGTCATGCGCCCGCGCAGTTTCCGGCGCAGCAACCTGTAGGACGGGAAAAAGAAGGGTTGCGGCCGTGTGCCGGGATGGCTGCGCTGGACAATCCGGCCCAAAGCCTTGCTTTGCTTGTTGCCTGCCTTGCCAGTTCGCTCGCCACGAATGCCAGGTGCAGTTCCAAACTCCACAAACCGCGCGTACCAAGCCTTTCTGTCGCCTGCCATCAAATAGATA